GAACTATTCAAATTAATCTACAGATTGTACGAAATGGAAAACCCAACCACAGAACCAATCTTTAGCTCATACCCAACTACTATCAAACTTTAATACTATTTATTTAATATAACTGTAGGATATTTGAACAAATATTCGTATATTTAAGTAAATAAAAGTATGGGAGGAAACGTATTTGGAAATACAGCGTCAATAAAGAAAGAGGATATAAAACCAACTCTTAAAGAATTCTTAAGACAATTTAAACAAATATTTCCTAAAGCTGAGGCTCACTTCAGTCAAATGAAGACATTAGGTTCAGTAGGAAAAAAAGATGTATCAGGAGACATAGATCTTGCATTAGCAGGATCTTCTTTTGATGATGTTGATGATTGGGGATTAGACAGAGATCATATCATGAAGCTTTTTGAAGGATTCAAGAAAAGAGCTAGAACTTCAACAGATGATCAGTTAATGAAAAGAGCAGTAGTAGTTGCTATTGCACAAAAAATTAACGATGCAGATAAGGAGATCATGGCTGATATGAAAGGATCAGGAGCAGGTACTCTATTCCTACTATTCCCACAATACACTCCAACAGGAGAAACAACAGGAGATAACGTACAGATTGATATTAATGTTGGTGATGTAGATTGGTTGGAGTTTGCATACTACTCTGCAACTTACCAAGGTAATGTAAAAGGGTTACATAGAACACAACTTCTTGTATCTCTGTTCTCACATAAGGGATATACCTTCTCACATAACTATGGAGTAAAGAGCAAAGAAACTCAAGAGATTGTAGCAAATACACCAGACCAAGCAATCGCTTTGTTAAATAAGTTATATGGAACTAACCTAGACAGAAGTACACTATCAGATTACTTTAAATTGATTGATGCATTAAAAAGTGAATTATCTGAGCAAGATCTTCATGCAGTATATGATACTTATCTAAAAATATTAGATTCAACAAGAGCAGATATTCCTGAGGATTTACAACAATATTGGATTGATAACCAAGATAGATTAGCATTAAAAGGTAAATTCCTTCCAGATGAATCTAAATTAATACCTTATAAAACAGCATAATATGTCAGGAGTAGCAGGAGGAAACAGAATACAGAAACAAGATGTACAAGCTACATTCAATAAATATGTAGATCAGGTACTAAAAACAATTCCTGGATTTAAAAAAGCTTCTCTTTCAGGATCTGTGAAAGCAGGTTCAAAAGCAGATTATGGTGATTTAGATTTAGTAATATGGTTTGAAGGAGATGATAAAAGAGAGGTAAAGCAAAGAATTATTGATGCAATAAATAAACTTCCTTCCAATGTCATTGTTCCATTTAAAAGTGAAAAGTACGCTGGAAGAAAATATTACAATTCAGGAGAGCTTATCTCAGTACTTTTTCCTATTGAAGGAAAGCAGGATGAGTATATTCAAGTAGATAATATAATTGCCCTTACTGAAGAAGAGCATACATTTAAAGAATCATTTTTAGATCTTCCAGCTGAAAAGCAAGGATTGTTAATTGGATTAGCAAAAGTAATTTTACTAGAGCAAGATCCTGAGGAAGTATTCCGAAGAATGGGTATTACAAATGTACCTAAATTAGCAAAAGGTGAAGAATTTGAATTTAACTTATCATCGGTAAAACTTACTCTAAGAAAAGTTAAATTGGAAAACTTTAAAGAAGTGGCTAGAGAAGATATCTGGAGTTCATCTAATTGGGGTCAAATAAAAATATTATTTAAAGGATTTAATATAGACGGTTCTTTTGAAGATCTACTAGATGATATTGCAAGAAAACTTACTAACTCAAGATCAAAAAACAGAATAGCTGGTACTTTCAGAAGTATGGTTTCTGTTAAATCAGGAGAAGTGGGAACACCAAAAGCAGCAGGTAAAGAAGCTGCACTTGAAAAAGTAGCACAAACTCTATCTGAGGCATTAGATGATCAATCAAATACAGTTGCTTTGTATGCTGGAGGATTCAAACCACCCCATAAAGCACATTACGAAAATGCTAGGTTATTATCTCAAAATGTAGATAAACTAATTATCTTTATAGGACCAAAAGTAAGAGAAGGGGTAGAAATCACTGCACAACAATCTAAAGCAATTTGGGAAATCTATGCAAAGTACTTAGCAACACCAGTTGAAATACAAATAAGCCAAGTAACACCTATTAGAGACATCTATGATTGGGTTGACCAAAATCAAGACAAAGTAGATAAGGTAGTTACTGGAACAATGGCTGATGAAAGAAGTAAATTTTCTTATTTTGAAAAAAATAAAGATAAATACCCTAAGGTGGAGTTAATTGATTTACCTGTAATTGTAGCAAAAGAGGATGATAAATTTTCTGCAACTGAAATAAGAAGATCGGAGGAGTACCTAACATCAGGTAAGTGGATTCCATCAGTTGTATCGAAAGACGATAAGCAAGCAATCATTGATATTGTAACTCCAAAATCAGTAGATGAAATAATGCTAGAAACAATCGACGAAGTACTTGGTAGCTTCTTTCCAAAAAAGCAAATCAAAGAAGCATCATCAGGAACACCAGTATCAGCATTAGCAACAGTACGTTCAGAAGACAGAGCTGTATTATCAAATTTATATGATCAATTAAGAGATACAATTCCGTTAAACCAGTTTGATGTAATATTCCAACAAGATAGAATTTACATCTATAATAAACAAAGAGATCAAATAGGATTTGACTACACACCATACCAACAAAGGTTACCAGAACAAGCTGAGCAACAATCATTTGAGTTTGCACCATATATAGCATCTATACTAGAGTATATGATGGATGAAGGAATGAAAATTACACCACTTCCGGAAATAAAGGTTAAGAAAGATCCACAAGAAGCAGGTAACTTCTTTGGAAAAACTGCTTACTATAATCCAAATGATAAGGAAGTAGTTTTATATGTTTTAGGAAGACATCCAAAAGATGTATGTAGGTCATTTACACACGAGATGATTCACCACATGCAAAATCTAGAAGGAAGATTGGGTAACATACAAACATCAAATACCAATGAAGATGGTCATTTAGATGAGATAGAAAAAGAAGCACATTCAAAAGGAAGTTATATATTTAGAAAGTGGGAAGATAAGCAAAAGAATGGATAAACAAGTAGTAGAAAACTTAGCAGAAGTCTATCTAAATAAGATACAAAAGCACTATGGCATGAGTAAACATCATGCCACCTTTCCCTATATGTATATTGAAGATAGTCCATATAGCGATGCAGAACATGCAACTCTAAAAGGTGAATTCTGTCATATGGAAAACGACATTACAATCTACTGGAAGAATATAGAAACAGAAGAGGACTTAATAAGAACACTTCTACACGAGTATACACACTACACACAATCACCAGCTTGGATGACAAGATACTATAAACAGGGATTCACATATACAGATCATCCATACGAAGTAGCAGCAACACAAGAAGAAGAAAATTGGTATAAATTTACAATAAACAGGTTATGAAATCATTAGTCGAACTACTATTAACAGAGGAAGACTTCTATCCAAAATATCAGATATACTGTGACATGGATGGAGTACTTACAAATTTTGAACAAAGATTCCTAGACGTTCTAAAAATAGAAGGAAAAAAATACTATTCAAAACAAGAGTTAGAAGGAATAACAAGACCAAAACATTTTAAAAGCAAATTTGGAGAACAGGAATTCTGGAAACTTATAGATAGTTTAGGAGAGGATTTTTGGGCAGGAATGGATTGGATGCCAAACGGAAGAGTGTTGTGGGATTTTATATCACCATACCAACCAAACATTCTATCATCACCATCGAGAGATAACTCATCGAGATTAGGTAAGAGAATATGGATTAGACAAAACCTATCCCCAGCTCCTAAACAAATCATATTTGAAAAAGCAGAAGACAAACAAAAACATGCTGCTGCAAATCACATATTGATAGATGATAAACCATCAAACATCTCTGAATGGAAAGCTGCAGGAGGAATTGCATTAGAGTGCAAGGATGGAGAAATAGGTTCAATTATACAACAATTAAAACAGTTAGGTTATGGGCGAGAGCTTACTTAAAAAAGACTTCAAATCAAGAGACGTAGAAAGAGTTAGGAACCTAGTAAAGAAGGACTTCTCAGCAAAAACAGTAGACGGAATAGGTTACCAAAAAGCATATGTAGCTTATGGTGAAGGAGATGTGTGGGAAGAGAACGGACGTACTTGGACAATCAAAGACGGTATCAGACAAAACATTACAAAATTAGACAAAGCAAAAAAGGCACTACAAGTACCACTTACGTGTCCAAAATGTGGAGGATCAATGAAACATTGGTTATCACAAAAGATGTATAAGATACATGGATTTTGTTTTGATCCTTGCGTTGTTGAATATGAAGCTGAGCTAAGAAAGAATGGTTTATATCAACAATATGAACAGTCAATGATCAAAGGAGGACTTAAAGCATTTTTAGCAGATCTAGAGCAATGGGTAAAAGATCAAATAAATACAACAGATACTTTTGTAACAGAGCAAGGGGATGTTGAAGATTGGAACAGCAACAAGGTAAAGTCAGACGAACTACTAACACAAAACCTACAAGAGTTTTTACAACACGCTAGAAAGCATTTACAAGACTAGACCTATTTATTGTAAAAAGGTAAAATGGCAAAAGTAAAAACAAACACAGCAGTTGCAAAGGTAGAAAAACCAAAAGTAAAAAGACCAGGTGTTCATGCTAAATGTAAAACATCTGCATTAAAGTCTTCAAAAAACTATAAGAAAGCATACTGTGGCCAAGGTAGGTAAAACATATTTAACTCAACTAATAAGAGAGGTACTATCTGAAAAAAAAGCAGATAGGTGCCTTCGTATTGCTAGAACAAAATATGATAAACCTTCAGCTTATAGATCAGGAGCTATTGTTAGATGCCGTCAAGGAGAGATCTGGAAAGATTTAAAAGAAATAGTCCAAGAAGTTCTACAAGAAGACGAATCGCTTCGTAAATGGTTCTCAAGAAAAGGAGCAAAGGGAAAATCTAAAGGATGGGTTGACTGTAATGCACCTGACGGTAAAGGAGGATATAAGTCCTGCGGAAGACAAGAAGGAGAAAAAAGATCAAAATACCCAGCATGCAGACCAACACCTGGGCAATGTAAAACAAAAGGAAAAGGAAAGACCTGGGGTAAAACAAAATAACTATGAAACTATCACAAATAATATCAGAGGTAGAAGCAAAATGTCCTAAGCCAACACAAGACATACAACTTAATCTAGAGAATAGACAAAAAGCTATTGAAGATCAGGGTTATGGTCCTATGAATCCAAACTTACCTAACAATAAATTTTGGGCTAAAAAAGCCGACATGTGGCAACTGGATGATGTAGAGGAGGCAAAACAATCACTATGCGGAAACTGTGCTGCTTTTGATATAACACAAAAGACATTAGATTGTATAGCTAAGGGAATAGGAAGTGACCAGGGATCAGAAGATCCATACGATGTAATCGAAGCAGGTAAGTTAGGATACTGCAGATTCTTAAAGTTTAAATGTGCAGCAGCTAGAACTTGTGATGCTTGGGTTGTAGGAGGTCCGATAGTTGACAAGGATGGTAGATAAGATCACACAGTGGTTTGAATACATACAAATTCCTAGATCACAACTAGGCAACATGCCAATATGTCCATATGCAAGAGCTGCAATAGCTAATAATCAATACACGATTGCACAATGTGACATAGACACAATAGATAGTCAAATACAACAGTGTGATATAAGCACTAATTTAGTTCACATACTGTACTTACCAACCTACGAACAATACACAACACAGCAATTATCTGAAATAACATATAAGCTAAATCAGCAATATAGAAAGGAAAATAAAGTAGTACTAGAAAACGAACCTAGAGAAACATTTGAACTACAGGGAATACGAACAACTTTTCCACATTGCTTTTTATGGATTGTACAATCACTATCAGATCTTACTGAGAAATCGAATATGCTGAAGAATACACAGTACTACAGCTATTGGACAAAGGAGCAAATAGACGAAGTGGTAACATGGAGAACACAAGATATAAAGTAAATATAGTATGAAAAAGAGTACACTTAGAAAGATAGTAGTTGAGCAATTAAATGCCAAAACACAAGCCCCAGATAAAGTACCAGGAGGATTAGCACAATATGCAACTATTGGAGATCTAGCACGAATGCATAAATTACCTGTCAATAACATCATAACACAAATACTAAAAGGAGTAAAAGTAGAGTCTGAACATACAACGGATTTAGATATTGCTATGGAAATAGCATTCGATCATGTATACGAGAGTCCAACATACTATGACGATTTGGCAAAAGCTGAACGTAAGTAACCTACAATATGGACAGTATTACTGCCAATAAAAAAAATTCTCTATTTATTTGTATAATAGAGAAATATTTACTATATTTATAGACTAGCAAATGAAGAAATTAATGCAACTACTAGAATCAGGAGAAAGAACCGCTTTTGTAAACAGCAAAGCTGTGCAGTACACAGACGAGAGAGAATTACAAGATCTAAAAGATAACCCAGACGTCAAATCAATATCAACAGCTCAAGGTAAAAAAATAAAAGAAGAAGTGGGTAGGAAGTACACTGCGGAAGAATCACAAGCAGTTGGTAAAACTGTAGGTAAATCTCTACTTAAAGTACTAAGAGCACAAGGAGATGAAGTAGTTGATATTAGACTAACAGGAGTTGGTCTTAATAAATTCAATATTCGAGTTAAATATGGTAACGATAAAGGACACGATGTGTTTAAATTCACACTAAATCCAGACACAGAAGATATCACACTTATCTCAGGAACAGGTGAAGAAGAGCAACTTGTTGACTTCATAATAACACAGGGAAACACCGTTTCTCTACCAACCCCAGAGCTAGAAAGTAAATTAGCTGATGTAATGAAAAAGTACACGTCAGAACCGTCAGATGCAGAGTATGATCAAATGGCTGCAATGGAACCAGAATCAGACCCATCACAAATAGGCAAGTACATTCCAGAAGGAGATATGAATGACCCTGTAGCTGTAAAACTAAGAGCAGCTAAGATGGTAAAACCAACACCAGCTCCAACAAAAACATACTCAGCAAAACTAAACGCACTACAAGCAGAGCGAACAAGAATACTTGCAGATATGGAACAAGAGGCTGAATTGGAAGGAGGACCAGTTGCAGATAAGTATGGAGCAATGCTGACTAGAATAGATAACGCAATTGCAAAAATAAAATCAAACTCTTCACAAATCGATGAAACTATTGAACAAAACAGTGCAACTTTCAAAGTAGGTGACAAAGTAACGTACTTAGGAGCACCAGGTGAAATAACTGCAGCTGAAGATAGGTACGGAAAACAATATGTTTCTGTTGCATACAATAAAGGACAAGGAAGAACTAAAGTATCTGGAGTATTAGCAACAAATGGAGATGTTGAACATGCAAAATCAATAGAAGAAAAACAACTTACAAAACCTGAACTTAAAAAAAGAGAAGAGATTGTAAAAGCAATGAAGAAGCAAGGTGAGCCAAAAGATGCGAGGACATATGCAATAGCAACTGCTCAAGCAAAGAAAGTAGCGGAATCAGCTAAACCAGATTATATAGATATCGACAAAGACGGAAACAGAAAAGAGTCGATGAAAAAAGCAGTTCAAGATAAGAAATTAGCAGAAGATTTAGACATTGGACACCAAGACAATGAACCAGAAATGCTTAAAGCCGATTTATATAAAATAGCAAAATATGCAATAAGTTTATATAAAATGATGGAGGAATTACAACATGAAGGTGAGGTTGATTTTCCACACTGGTGGCAAGCCAAAGTAATTAAAGCAAGCAGCTATCTAGCATCAGCAAAGCATTATCTAGAGTTTGAAAGAAACCAACCAGCAATGGATGCAGTAGTTGCACACTTAGGAGAGGCAAAGGGGACTTGTTGTCATAAATGTGGACATGTTCATGTAAAAGGAACATCACATCCAACACCATATTTAACAGGTCAAAAAAACTGTAAATTTAGAGACTAATGAAAAAATCACAACTAAGAGATTTAATAGTAGAAGCATACGTAGAAGTACTAAGGGAAACTCCTGAAGTACCAGCACTAAAAACATCTACTCAGGAAATACTAGGAAAATTTCCTAGTGTAAAAAGAGCATTAGTAAAATTAATGACTCATGAATTTGACGAATTTGTAGAAGATGTTAAATGGGTAGCTCCAAAACCATCCACTTTTACTGTGGTATTAAAGAACGGTCAAACACTAAACCTAAAGTGGATGGGTAAAGATTTTGATGCAAACATCGAAGGAAAGAACTACTACTTAGGAACAGTATCAACATACCAACAAGCACTAGATGCTATTAATAGAATCCTAGTAAACGGACCAATCACTCAAGGAGAACAACCAGGTGATGAAACATTTGGAGCAGAACCAGCAGGAGCAGCCGGAGGTGGAGGTGGAGAATTTCCAGGAGCAGAAGCAGGCGGAGAAGCAGCACCGGAAGGTGGTGAAGCTGCAGGAGCTGATTTTGGAGCAGAAGGAGGCGAAGAAGCAGGAGGAGGTCCTGAAGAAGAAACACCAACAGCACTATAAAAATAAGTTATGAACGTAGTAGATAAAATACTAACAGAATGGGCGTATCGCTGTAAGAAAGGATACCCAGATATTAACGATCCACAGGATATAGAAGTACTTAGAGAGGTTTATTCTGAGTATGGAATTATTATGGAAGGTACAACTACACCAAAAGGAACAACCTTCACTGTTAAGGGGCAGGATTGGAAAGTTACAAAAGATTCGACCTCAAATGAGATAGAAGCTGTAAATGCAAAAAAGGAAACTAGGCGATTTAATATAATGGACTTGGCAAAACAAGGAGTATCACTAAATCAACCAAAGGCAAAAAAGACTACCGCAGCAGCACCAAGACAAAAGAGAGAGCCAAAAGAGCAAGTACCAAAAACAACCTACGACCAGATAATAGTACACGAACTCAACACAGACGGCGTACCACCTATCGAGGGAAACCCAGAGCAGTATAGAATGAACCAAGGTAATGGTTCAATTAACATAACAAACGCTCACGATAAGGCAATATTTCAAAAGCTATATAAAGTAGCTCCACCTAAAGCTAAAGATGAGTTAGGATCTGCAGGATCCAAAGGATCAGGTCATGGTGAGATAGCAGTATACTGGCTACTATCCCAGGCAGGGAATAAAGTAGAGGATAGTAGAGGAGGTAGTAATGCTGATCTATTAGTAAATAATGTAGGAGTAGAGGTTAAAGCTTTTCCAAAAGGAAAGGATATGATACAACTAGGTAGGATAGGTAAATACACCCAACAACTAGTCAGACTAAATACGGTATTTGGTATTAACGCACTCCTATCAGAATTCTCAGGAGAGGGAAGAAAAACACTACCTCCTAATGCAATTCACGCAACTACAAGTGATGTAGTTGAGGCTTGTGAGCACGTACTAGAAGTGTATAAGTTAAAACCAACTATTGAGCAATATAATTTAGGATTTCTAGATACTATTTTCACAAAAATAGAGCAAGTACTAGAACATGCAAAAGAGGCTAAAACCGCACAAGAACTTGCAGCAATCTTACTACGAGACTTACTAAAAGCAAAATTTATCGATAAACCAATAGGTAGTGGTGAAGCAGGCTACATGCTAAATGTATCTCCACAGGGTGATATGGATTATGTATATATAACAAAACAGCAGTTAGATAATTTAAGTACAGAAAAGATCCTTAAAGGAGTAGCTATAAACCAAGGTATGATTAACTATAGCAAAGGGCTCTTTAGCTAAAAATAAACTATTTATAAACAAAATAAAAAACAAATGGCAAATAACTTTGATTTAAGACAGTTCTTAACAGAGAATAAACTTACAAAAAACGCAAAGCTTTTAAGTGAAGCAGTAACATTAGATGGTAAGCCAGTAGACGTTGGATCAATTGAGATTGAGGATATAGATACAGCAGATTATCCTGACTTCACAGATGCGTATATTACTTATGCAGAATTTGAAGATGGTACTCCATTAACAGAGGATGAATTAATGAGATTAGAGGACGAAAATTACGGATTAACTAATGAGTTAATTTTCGATAGACAAATGTACATGGAAGGAGAAGAAGTAGAAGAAGGTATTCATGACAGGGACGTACTATCAAGACCTTTATCAAACCCAGCTATCGAACCACTAGACCGATCACCTGAAGAATTAGGTAAAGATGCTGATAGTAGATCAGAAAGTATACTACGAGCAACATACCGTAATCAAATCAAGGATCCTAACATATCAGACGAAGAATTGAGATATATATTAAGCGGTAAAGGTGTTAAGGGTTTTGGTGGTACACCAAATGCAGTTAACAATATACTAGCAAGTAGAAGCAGAATGGAAGAAGCTAAATCCTATAAAGTATCAAAAAACTCAAAAGAAGCACAGCATCTTAAAAAAGGAGACATTATAGGATCAGGAGATGAAGTAGTATCAGTATCCGCAGGAGCTAAAACACCAAAAGGTAAAGTAGAAGTTACTTTAAAAACTAAAGACGGAAAAACAAAAACATCTACTTGGGGTAAGACAACTAAGATAGGGGTAAAAGAAAAAGAAACAGTAAAAGAAAATACAATGACACAAAGAGACAAATACTTAACTAGATTAGTAGAAAACGCATTAGGATTGCAGGTAACTGAAGATGATAATGTAGACTACACAATGGGTCGTCATGATGATCCAGACCAATTACCAAATCCAGCACCAGAATTAAATATCCCAGAAGGAGAAGAAATGGTAGAAGAAAAACCACTTCCAAAATATGAGAACATTGAAAAACTTATGCAAGAAATTGACAAAAGTACAGATGAAGAAGCTCATAAATTTAAAATGCAGGAAATGAAAAGAGTTGCTGATATGTTAGAAAAAAAATGTACAGCACTTGAAGAAGGAGATGATGCAGATCATATCGACCAAAAGAAACTTAAACAAATGAAAAAAGATATCATGAGTTTAAGAAAGAACATCGAAAAGATGGAAAAAGTAGGAGAAAAGAAATTCGCTAAAAAAGAAACTAAAGCTGATTTAAAAGAAGGATTTGACTTAAGAAAATTCTTAGTAGAGAATAAATTAACTAGAAGTTCAAGAATTATAGAAGAATCAGCTGAGTAATTAGATTACAGATGATATAAGCCCACCCCAAAAAGGTGGGTTTTTTTATATCATCATATTTATAATATATAAGTATATAATATGTCACAACTAGATGCAAAACAAATAGTAGCTCAAGAATATATGAAATGTGCAAAAGATCCTGCATACTTCATGAAAAAATATTGCTACATTCAACACCCAAAAAGAGGTAGAATTTTATTCAATCTATATCCGTTCCAAGAAGGAGTACTTCACTTATTTAGAGATGAGAATTATATTGTTACTCTAAAATCAAGACAGCTTGGTATTTCAACTTTAGCATCTGCGTATGCTTTATGGTTAATGCTTTTCCACAAAGATAAGAACATACTTGCATTAGCAATTACCCAAGCAACAGCAAGAAACCTTGTAACCAAAACAATTTTCATGTACGAAAATTTACCAAAGTGGTTACAATTACCATACACAGAGAAAAATAAGTTATCACTTAGATTAAAGAATGGTTCAAAGATAGCAGCAAAATCTTCAAATACAGATGCTGCTCGTTCTGAGGCAGTATCACTACTGCTAATAGATGAGGCTGCATTTATTGACAATATCGAAGAAACATATACAGCTGCACAACAAACTCTAGCAACAGGGGGTCAGTGTATGGCACTTTCCACACCAAACGGTATTGGTAACTGGTTTCACAAAACATGGGTAGATGCTGAGGCAGGGGAGAATGGATTTATTCCTGTAAAACTACCTTGGACAGTACACCCTGAAAGGGATCAAACTTGGAGAGATGAACAGGACAGAAAATTAGGAGTAAGAGCAGCAGCACAAGAATGTGACTGTGACTTTTTATCATCAGGAAATACTGTAATAGAACCAGAACTATTAACATTCTACGAAGAAACATACATTCAAGATCCGATAGAAAAGAGAGGAGTAGATGGAAATCTTTGGATATGGGAAGGAGTTGATTATCAAAAATCGTATATGATAGTAGCTGACGTTTCTAGAGGGGACTCAACTGACTACTCGACATTCCACATATTCGATATTGAATCATGTACCCAAGTAGGAGAGTATAAGGGTAAATTATCACCTAAAGAATTTGGAAATGTACTGGTAAGCATAGCAACTGAGTATAACGATGCACTTTTAGTTATAGAAAATGCAAATATAGGATGGTCAACTATCGAACAAGTATTATCAAGAGAGTACAAGAACCTATATTACTCATCACGTTCAGAAACTGAAACAGTTGAATCGTATATGGCTAAATTTGAAAGAGAAAAATTAGTACCTGGATTTACAATGTCACTAAGAACAAGACCACTTGTAATAGCTAAACTAACAGAATTTATAAATGAAAAATCAGTTACGATAAAGTCAAAAAGAACTCTTGCAGAGCTACGAGTGTTTATTTGGAAGAATGGAAAACCACAAGCACAAATAGGGTACAATGATGACTTAGTAATGCCACTTGCAGTAGCACTATACGTAAGAGATGGTGCAGTTAGAATGAGACAGCAAGGAATGGATTTAACCAGAGCACAAATGAGTACTTTTGTTAATATGAACCAAAGAGAAGCAGCTCCAGTATATAACGTTGCTCCTATGCAAAATAATCCGTATGTTATGAGAACACCTAATGGGGACGAAGATCTTTCGTGGCTATTAGGATAACTCACTATTTATAAATAAAATACATACAAATGGCAGATAATAGAAATTTATTCTCCAATCTACAGAGATTATTTTCAACAGATATATTAGTTCGAAATATAGGAGGAGATGAATTAAAGATTGCTGACGTAAACCAAATCCAAACATCAGGAAAGTATCAAACAAATGCCTTATTGGATAGGTTCTCACGTTTATATATTTACAATAATAAAAATATATTCAATCCAAACCTTAATTACCAAACATTAAGGATTCAATTATATTCAGACTATGAGGCAATGGACACTGATCCATTCGTAGCATCTTGTTTAGATATTCTAGCAGATGAGGCTACTCTAAAAAATGAGTATGGTGAAGTACTTTCCATAAAGTCATCTGACGAAAACATCCAAAGAATTTTATACAACCTATACTATGACGTATTAAATATAGAATTTAATCTATGGTCATGGGTTAGAAATATGTGTAAGTATGGTGACTTCTTCCTAAAGCTAGAAATATCTGAAGAGTTTGGAGTTTATAACGTACTACCATATACAGTATATAATATGGTAAGGCATGAAGGAATCGATAAAGATAACCCAACCAAAGTAACCTTCACAATAGACCCAGACGGACTTGCTTCATCAATGGATCCGAATTACTTACCAAAAACAAACAAATCAATTATTACTTTAGATAACTACGAAGTAGCTCACTTTAGATTAATTGCAGATACAAACTACCTTCCTTACGGTAGATCGTATATAGAACCAGCTAGAAAAATCTATAAGCAAATGACTTTGATGGAGGATGCGATGTTAATTCACCGTATCATGAGAGCTCCTGAAAAGAGAATGTTCTATATAAATGTAGGAGCTATTCCACCAAATGAGGTAGAGCAGTTCATGCAAAAAACAATTAACAGTATCAAGAAAACTCCTTATGTTGATCCACAAACAGGTGAA